ATGGAAATATTATCAATGGAAAAAATAACAAACGACGCGATAAATCTGGATGTTATTAAAAATCTGATTACGCGAATTTATGGCGACGTATTTACTGCTTCGCATTTCGAAACACTTGAAAATCATATTTTACAGACGCGCAACGCCATTATCGCGCCGCGTAAAAAAGGCTGGGATGAAACGGATGTCGTATTAATTACCTACGCCGATCAGTTCAGCGCGCCAGGTGAAAAACGCCTCGCGACTTTTCAGCGTTTTTTTGAGCAATGGTTAAAACCGTATTTTTCGCATATCCATCTTTTGCCGTTTTATCCCTGGTCCTCTGACGACGGGTTTTCGGTTGTGGACTACCACCGTGTCGACCCACAGTGCGGCGACTGGGACGATATCGCGAGGCTTAATACCCAGGCGCGCCTAATGTTTGATTTCGTCTGCAACCATATTTCTGCGCAAAGCGAATGGTTTGCGGATTATCTCGCGCAAAAACCGGGCTATGAAGATTTCTTTATTGCGGTCGACCCGGCGACGGATTTATCCGCCGTCACCCGACCGCGCGCGTTGCCGTTATTAACGCCGTTTACGATGCAGAACGGTCGGGTGCGTCATCTCTGGACGACATTCAGTGAAGATCAGATTGACCTTAATTTCGCCAGCCCGGCTGTGTTGCTGGCGATGGTGGATGTCCTTTTGCATTATCTGCGCGAAGGAGCCCAATATGTTCGCCTCGACGCCGTCGGGTTTATGTGGAAAACACAAGGTAAAAACAAATACATATAAATCAATGCATTAAAATGCACATTCCGAAATCATTCGAAATTCATTCGAAATTATACGAGTATCTCTTTCCACTCTCGGCCACGGCCATCACGGTACTTGTCAGTCATCGCTGATGTTTTATGGCCGAGAATTGCTTGCGCAAAATCTTTGCCACGTTCTTCGGCGTATAACCTCCCTGACAGGCTTCTCACCTCATGGAATGGGGGAGGGTCTCCCTCCCACTTCAGCCCCGTTGCGCTACGGGCGGCACGAAAGCGCTCTGATATTGCACTAACTGATTTCCCGCCGAGTATTTTATCGTGACCGCCATTAATGGCCCGGAGATTTTCCAGCACATCATCGAGATAAACGCCTAGTCTGTCTATACCCGTGGTGGTGGAGATCTTAAGCATGGCACCGGTTTTGCTCTGTATAACACAGAGTTTTTCGGCAACGATGTCACTCCATCGCATGGCCGCAAGGTCGCTTTCCCTTTGCCCGGTTACAAGCGCCAGATCGAGACAGAGCGGCAGCCAGTCTGACATAAGTCCTGCCTGTTTGTGAATCTCCAGGTATTCGCCCAGAAGAAGACGACTTCTTTTCAGCTCCGTTTTGAATGGTCTCGTTGCAGCCGCAGGGTTTTCACTTGTCAGCCCGGTAGCTATCGCTGTTCTGAAAATATCGGACAGCAGCGCACGGAACTGGTTAGCGATGGCGTATTTCCCACCATTCGCTCTTTCTTCAAGAAAGCCGCTCACCATTCTTACGTCAATGCTATTAAGGGGCGTGCCAGAAAAATAATCTGTGATTTTCATTAACTGGTGGTTGTGCCTTTTAAGTGTGCTCGGTTTTAGTTTCCTTCTGGCAATTTCCTCCCTGAAATTTGCCAGAACCTCATCGAACATTATCACGCTAACGTTGTTAATCCGGTCTATCAGACTTACGCCCTGGGATGAGTAAATTGCCATATTGGCTGCTACTGCCTCATTAATAGCGTAGCGTTTATCTCGCCCTAAACCGTATTCTTTCCCCGTTCCTGGGTCGCGATAGCTGTAGTAACCATTGCGAACATAGAGATTAGGAGGAAGTTCGCGTGTTTTGGCGCTTCTTCGTCGTGCCGCCATTTTTTATTCTCTCTCTGAGGTTTGTACCACTTGGAGCTTGCGGAGATGTTTTCAGTAACGGATTTATTTTCACTGCCGTTTCTTCTACAAGATATTCTCTGCCGTCCATATATGGAGGCGGCTGTATTCTTCCCGCCCGAACCCATCGGCGCACGACCTCCATGCAGCGAGGGCGGGGCTGACGCGCATTCCATTCTTTAAGTGTAATGAGTGCCATATTTACCTCATTCATTTTAAATGCCTGTAACGGTGGTATGTGATTTTTAAAAATCACTTGACCTTCTTGCAGAAATTTTTGTCGGTTTTACGGCGCGCTGGCCTCGGGGATTTCTGATTGCAGATGGATAACTCCGCCAGCGAGATCATTGGCTCTGGCCGCAAATCAGGCAGCGGCAGGATTATTGCGGAATGTCCTCATCGAAGCTGGCCGTATCCTGGCCTGGTTGCGGGGCAGGGAAGGCGTACTCAACCCCCTCAAGCTCAATCCACAGCGTGTTACGACCGGCTTTAATGGTCGGCCAGTCCATGCCCTTAATGCGTTCCCAGGAGCGGGAACAGAACACTTTTTCGAGCAGGTCGGCTTTGGCGCGTTTCGCGTCGTTGCTGGTGCCGCCGTGATGTTTGTTCAGTAGCTCAATAATCTCATCGAGGGCGATCTCTTTGGCGCGCTTCTCTTTCTGCCAGGTTGGCTGGCCGTCGTCGGCAAACAACTCGCCATTGTCGCGGGAGGTATCCACGCCTAAATGCGTGCCGCCAAGATTCAGAAATTCAATGTGCGGCTGAAAGTGTTTAAAAGTCGGGTTTGAGAACGTCTGGCCATCGATACGGGTAGAGCGATCCTTGAGAATACGCGCGGTGCGCCATACCCGCCCGGACTCCAGATCCATCTGCTTTTCCATCTGGATCAGGATTGAAGGCTCATAACCCGTCTCGGTTTCTGCTTTCATTTTGATGCCTGTTTTAGCAAGCTGACGCTTGCCGTCGTCGCCCTCGAAAAAATCATATTCATAGCCTGCGCGGCCACACATGATGATATGTGCTTGGCTGTTAACGAAACGATCGGTGAAGCGTCGCCATTCCTGTTTCAGCCACGCCCAGTCAGAAAATTCGAGACCACGCTTGCGGTTGCGGCGTGTGGCGTATTCGTCACAGAGGACAGTCCAGAAATGGCTCACTGAGTCGATTATCAGCGCTGACCCGCTTTGTTCTGCTTCGTTGACAGCAGCCAGGAGATCCACAAAGGCGCGAGTTTTGGCTGTGTAAAGCTCAATGTTTTCAGCATCAAAGCGGGGCTTAACCCAGTCAGAGCCGGTTTCAGTGTCAAGGAACATCACAGGGAGATCGCCTGCTGGCAGACCACGCTGGCGCATCAGCAGAACGAGCCCGATCGCCAGTTCACTGGCGGTATAGGTTTTGCCGTCTCCGGCAAACCCCATGATTCCGGCTTTGAGGAAAGCCTGAGTATTTGTAGCACGCTGGAAAAGGGCCATTATTCTCTCCTTAGCTCCATATTTATTTCGGTCTGATTAAAGGCAAGAACTTCGGCGGCATACCGGATAAAAGCGCCTGCCTTTTCCTGAAAATTCACATCGTCGAATGCGGCCTTAATTGCGGCCGCATCGGCCTGCGTGTGACTGAGTAATTCATGAAGGTGGTGAAACTTAATCTGCCTGTCGTATAAGTCGGCCAGCTCCGCCTCTTCCTTTTCCCGTGCGACGTGTGAGTAGTGCTCCTGCCACGCATTCTCTTCAGTGCGATCATGCATGTGGTAAGGGTTCATAATTCCTCCTGTAAAAGGGCGTAAAATCTCCGGCGCTTTACTGGTAGCAAACTACGATGGGTTATTGAGTTTCAGTGAACAGCCTCGCTGTAACTGAAAATTTCTTCACTGTTCATGACGGGAATACCGGCCTTTTTCTCCGCGAACAGTATTTCACCGAGGAGTTCCGCAACGGATTCAATGGCGCTGCGCGCACAGTCATATTCGCCCAGGTGGTAACCGCCATCGAGAATAACGGTCATATTCCCTGATTCCGGGGTATGGATAATGCCGGAAAGCTTGCCGCCACAATGAAATGCAACAAACTCGTGGCTGATTCGGTTTAATTCTAATTTCGCAGCAATGACATTTTTCATATTGAGATTCCTTTATTCAGGTTGTAAGAAGTCCTGCCGGTTAAGGCCTGTTTATTAATCTGAACGTAAAGTTTCTTAATTGATTAGTGCGTTGCCGTGGCCGTCAAGAAGAATGCTGACCGTTAAAGCCTCGGTTCTGGTAGCTTCGCTTAATGTTTTTAAATAAAGCTTCCCGCCGTAATTAGCTGAAGCTTTCCATATCCGGTTTTTATGCATTACCAGCATGCCGGGTTTAACACATCCGCGATTTACTTCCAGCGTTCCATAATGCTGACCTGTCATTTTATTTCCTCGTTTAAATTCAGACGTACAAAAACAGTGTCTTTTTATACCCATATATTTTTACGAAGAGCGTGCAGTCAGAGAAAGCCCGCCCGAAAGCGGGCAAAGATTGCACTGGCATGGTTAATATTGTGGTGCCGGGTGCCTCCCGGTGCCTGGTCAGGCCTGAATACCAGACGGGGTTTGCACTGAAAAGGAGAACAAAAACCAGCCTTCCCCGCGTGCGCTTAGCCGCATTCACCACAATATGAAGCACACTCCTCCGTTTGCGTTAACACACCAGTCCCATTACGGAAAAGAATGGAGTGTGCTTCATGTTGTGTGCCTGCTTTTAGCCACATCAGGCGAGGTGGTATACTGGAGTTACCATACAACCAGTAAGGATAAATCTTCTTATGTTTTCTGTTCGCGTAGAATTACGTAATTCTGAAACCGCAGACTACACCGCTTTACATGAAAAAATGAAAGCACATGGTTTTTATCAATTCGCCAGATTTCCTGGTAGCGATGACTTCTTCAGTCTACCTGATGCCGAATATGTGTTTTATAACGTAAGTGGCACCGAATCAGTCTTTTACGTTGGCCATCTCGCCAAAAATATTGCTCAACAAATCCGGCCTAATCCACGAATCGTGGTTTATGAGATTAAGGACTCATTTCAGCTCGGTCTGGATAAGTTTTAGCTCCGCAAGAAGTCTTTCCCGGGCTTCGGTAGCTTCTGTTGCTGTTTCAAGATGTCCAATCACATCTTTTAAACGCTGAATGTGCGAGCACAGGTCATCAGCGATTCTTTTTTCTTGATGCTCTGCCAGTGCCCTCCGGGCAATCCAGATTCGGGCCTCAGTGCCTGCGTTTGGTTCCACCTGCTGGAGGCGTTTTGCGTCTTCCAGTAGCAGCGCAATAACGTGTTTCAGTTCTGTCTCGCCCATCGTAAACCTCATCAGTCGTTTGCTTTTGTCTTGCCGGATAGCGCCTGCCTGAACTCGTTGAGGCTAAGGGCTTCTTCACCTTCGGCAAGGCTTTCAAAGTAATCTTCGTATGCCTTTTCCATGAGCGTGTTGTTATTCATGCTTACCTCTGTTCCCCTTAACGCCGGGGCGCGGAACAAAACCTGCTGCGCGTTAACCTGTCCACCTCATCCCGGCATTCGTATGCTCCGGGCAGCTACTTCGTGGGCGTCCTGCCTTGGTGGTGTTGATGAGTGCATTAAACTATAAGTTTATTTTTGTGTCAATATTTTGCTTATATTGTGGGGGTTAAGCCCTTTCACTTATCGGAGTATCGATTAACTTATTGATAATAGGTTGTTTTAATTTTTTTTGCGGGATGAGGGTAATAAAAAACCCGGCTTGTTGGCCGGGTTCTGAAGATAAAAAGAAAGTTACATTTTATCTAGAGCTATCATATTCAGCACAGAGTGAGCTAAGCCCATATAAACTCTGTCTGCTTCCTCGATGTTTACTTTAATGCCGTTTTCTTTTCCGTTCTTTTCCCACATCCAGCGAGCTCCTGACCAGTTTCCATCTTCTTTACTTAGCTCAAAAATTGGCTTCGATAACTTCTGAGATACAGGGATAAGACCACTGAAGTTCTGTACTCCGCCAAGATGGTAAGGGGAGTCATGTGTAACTGATTCAATAAAGTGCTCTTTTTTTATCATCATAGATGAGGCTTCAAGAGCCGGGACTAGCCTTCGATTAGATACTTCTTTTATCCTGTCAAGCCAATCACTATATGCGCGTGACATCTGTTTGGGTTGGTCGCAATCTTCATTTCCTGTCTGATTAGTTGTTGTGTAAATTCGATAGTTTTGAGTAATGAATCCTAGCATTTTGGGGTTGGAGGTGGGTAGGGGAGACCCCCCTCCTTTTTTAAATGGCTTGATTTCTTCGGCCCATTTAGGCAATACGCTACTTAGGGAGTCAATCGCTTGATAGCAATAAAAATCAGGCGATACGGGGACTAAGAAATAATCCGAACTCATAAGAATACATTGGTTAGTTGATGAAACGCTAGGGCTCATGTCAACTAAAACAATATCTATATTGTTTTCGGCAGCCATTTTACGGATAAGATTATTAAAAGCCCCTACAAATTTCCTAAGCACAGGCAGTGTGTTGCTGCTGGTCATTGCTGTCGCAATTTGTGTATCTAATTCGGCAAATCTTATGTTCCCGGCTAAGATAAAAAGATTATCATTCTTTGTAGGTGTGATAGGCGTCGCAGTTAGTGGTGAATGCATTACTCCTTCCAGGGAAAACTCCGGTGCAAGACTATTAAAAATATCAGTGTTTTGCTTGTTATCATAGAATCTTACTAGTGAGTCGTAATCATCTAAACCTAATGTTAACCCGGTTAGATTGCACTGCGGATCGGCATCAACAATCAGTACTCGCTTTCCTAAATTGGCAATCTTCCATCCGAGATGAAAGACAGTCGTCGTTTTGCTAACCCCGCCCTTATGATTAAAGAGAGAAATAACGCTGGTCATTTTGGTATATCCATTATGATGTTTTTCCTCAGAATATGGTTGACTTACATTATGTTCCATGGCATTTCCTTATTTATCTGAATGAAAAACCTAATGTTCAGCTTACGGGGATAGGTATTCTTCGTTTCTTCAAAAAGTTAAGCTTAGTCAGGGCGCCGACTAGTCCTCTAAACTATCGCCCTTAATCCTGCGCCCCATGTATTTCTCATAAAGTGCATCAAGCTCTTTCAGGCGTATTGATAGAATGCGCAGCATGTTTTGCTGCTCCTCCTCGTTCGGCAACTGATTATAAAGTTCTAAAAGTCTCCTCTCATCGTGCCTAAGGCCATCTTCCGGCGCCACATCTTGGCCGAGGACCCACTCAAGACTAACGCCGAGCGCCTCAGCAAGTTTCATCGCTGAGTTTTTACCCACTGTACCGCGAACAAACCAGTTGTTAACGGACTGGGCGCTGACGTTACAAATCCTCGCTATGTCCGCTTTAGACAGGCGCTTCTTCTCAATGATTTCGTTCAGGCGCTGAACCTGTGGGTTGTCAGTTTGATGCGTATTTTTTTTCATATATCAACATTGTAAACCAAAAGTTTACACCATCAATGCTCTTTGTGTTGACATTAATATAAACACAATGTTTAATTTGTTTGCTCAACATGGAGTCGAACATGAAAACAGCATTAGAAAAGGCGGTGGCTGCCGCCGGTAATGACGCTCGTTTGGCTAGGGGGATCGGCTTGTCACCAATGGCGATAAGTCACTGGCGCAAACGTAATAAGGGAATCATTCCCAATGGGCGCGTGATGGACGTTTACAAAGCAACGGGTATTCCGCCGCATGAACTTCGTCCCGATCTATACCCTCCCGAGCTGTATTCAGGATCGGGTAGCGAGGCTTCAGCCGTGGAGAAAAATAACACACCAAGCGACAGGGAGTTGAATCATGAAAATCAGGCATGAGCACGTCCGTGAAGCTCTGAAGTCCTGGGCTATTGCTGCTGGCGCTGAAAAAACACCGACTGCTGAAATTGTCGATGCGTATTTTCGGCTTGGTCTCTCATCACCGCGCCTGTACGGCAATGAGCACCCGGAAGCCCTGGGGCGAAATACTCAGAAAATTTTCCGCTGGGTTAAGAGCGACGGTAAAGCAGCGCGGGAAAATATCCAGGCGCTTTTACCGGCAATCGAGGCCGCTATGCCGCCTCTGTTGCTGGCTCGTATGCGCAGCCACAGTTCGGAGTATCACCGGGAACTGGTTGAGCGGCGCGAGCGCCTGGTGAAAGACGTAGATGATTTTGTGGCATCAGCGATCGCTGTGTACAACCTGACGAATCGCGGCGGCCCTGCGGGTAACGCGGTGGCGGTGCATTAACAGAAGGCTGTAACGCTCTGAGCGTTACAGGGTGAGAACAAAATGGCTTCAAACTGGATAAAGCTCGAAGTTATCACACCGGACAAGCCCGAAATTTTCCGGCTTGCTGAGATTCTGGACATTGATCCAGACGCCGCGCTGGGGAAAGCCATCCGCTTCTGGATATGGACTGACCAACAAACAATCGACGGTAACGCAAAGTGTAACGCTGTGAGCGTTACAAAGAACGCAATCGATCGTGTCACGTTTATGCGCGGATTTGCTGATGCGCTGATTCAGGTTGGATGGCTTGTGGAAACGGACGGCGCACTGTCCATACCGAACTTCGAGCGGCACAACGGAAAAAGCTCTAAAAATCGGGCGCTTACGAATGAGCGCGTTACAAAATCACGTGATTCGAAACGCAAGTGTAACGCTCCGGGCGTTACACAAACGGATCAAAAAGCGTTACCAGAGGAAGAGGAAGATAAATATATAAACCCCACACATATCGCGCGCGAGAGTCCTCTGACCAGTTGGCAAGGGGATTCAGCGCCAGCGGTGGTGACCGGACAACCAGGCGACCTGAGTTACCCGATCGGGAAATTCCCGATGACTGCCGCATGGCAGCCGTCGTCGAATTTCCGACAGCAGGCGGCAACGTGGGGCGTGATTCTGCCGGAGCCGGGGTATTCGCCTGCGGAGCTGGCCTCGTTCCGGGATTACTGGATCTCGGAGGGCAGGGTTTTCACTCAAATCCAGTGGGAGCAGAAATTCGCCAGGAGCCTGCAACACCGACCGCCTGCCAGGCCGGGAAAAACCGTCAACGACGCGCAGGTTCCTCACTGGAACAGTCCTGAGGGGTGGGAGAATTTCATATGAACCAACAGCGAGTTTTTTCGGCCATTCAGGCCCGTGACGGCGATGCCCTGGCGAGAATGGCTGACCCGGACACTCACCGGCAGGTGCATCGCGATGGCGTTGTTAACATCGACGCGGCGCGGCTGGTGGACGACCTGTTCGTGAACCTGAAACAGGTTTTCCCGGCAGCGGCGCAAACGAATTTGCGAACAGTTGAGCAGGAAGCCGCCACCAAGCGCCAGTGGATTGCAGCCTTTGCCGAAAGCGGCATCCGGGCGAAGCAGCTTGTCGCCGGGATGCGCAAGGCTCGCGCCAGCCAGTCGCCGTTCTGGCCGTCGCCGGGTCAGTTTATCGCCTGGTGCAGGAGCGGGGAGACGGTGCTGGGGATAGGTCTCGATGACGTGATGGCTGAATTTCACCGCTACAACCGCGACAAGGGGCTTTACGACAGACCGGAGGCGTTTCCGTGGAAACATCGCCTGCTGTACTGGATTGTCTGCGATGCCCGTCAGGCGATGTACCAGCAGTGCCTGAGCGAGAGCGAGGTCGAGAAGTTTGCCGCCAGAAAACTTGATGAGTGGGCGCGCAGGGTGGCGGCAGGCGAGGAAATTCCGGAGCCGGTCGGCATGCTGGAAAGCCGGAGTCAAAAAACGCCCGATTCGGGCTCAGGTGAAATACTCCGCTATCAGCCGAACGCGGCGATGCTCGGTTCGGTCACACCGGCGCAGTGGATGCTGGAAGAGTACAGACGCAGGAAGGCGGCGGGATATGTCTGACGCCTCAGTGGTTAGCAGAGATAACGAGTTGTTTTAGTGAGAATTAAATATGTCCAGTTCATTCAAAATAATGACTACCTCCGGCGTTATCAAGCGCCTGCATTCGGGAATGTTCATCCGGCTTGATGACGTGCATGTCAAAGACGGTTTTAACAAGCGTGAGAACGACGAGCGAACCCGCCAGACCGATGATGAGCTGTTTGAGTTTCTCTGTGCCGGTGGGCGTGTTCCTGCGCTGAAAGTGATACCACGCGATGAGGGCGGTGTGTGGATTCTCGAGGGGCATCGCCGCCATCGCTGCTACCAGCGCTGCCGTGACGCCGGTAAGCCGGTCGAGTATATCGCCATCGTGCCGTTTGAGGGGAATGGCGTTGACTGCGTGGCTCGGATTATGACCTCCAACAACCAGTTGCCGCTCACGCCGATTGAGCAGGCCGCCGTGGTGAAAGAGCTGGCGGCGTTCAATCTGACGAAGCAGGAAATTTCGCAGAAGGTTCACAAGTCGGTTGCCATCATCGAGAAGCTGTTAACGCTGGCGATGGCAAATCACGACGTGCAGCAGAGTGTTAAATCCGGCGAGGTAACCGTTGATGTCGCCGTTGACCGTGTGAAAGAGCATGGCGAGAAGGCCGGGGAAGTTCTTGAACAGGACAAAGCTACGGCATCCTCTGGACAGAACGCGGCGCTGCACGCCACGCAAAAATGCTTGAAACCGATCAGGCATGGGAGGTTTTCGAGAAGCTGGAGGTTTGCTACTTAGAATTGCAGCGTGCACTGGATATTAAAACCCGGCAAGGTATCCGGGTTAAAAATATGTAGACATGTGAGGATGAAATCTAAAATGGCAGATTAATTTGTCTTTGTGGGTTTATTATCTTCTTCACATTTACGATTTCATAAGCGGTTTTTATTCCCTTTTCAGCCAAGTATTGCGTCACCTTCAAGTCAACAAGCAAGAGATCACCTTTGGCAAAAGCTACTGATTGCTCATCAATTGCTTTAAGGAATTTTTCATCACTAACTTCTGCTTGAAATGGGATGGCACCATCCGAAAACTGCCATTTGTGCCCCTCTCGAAATGATATATCCAGAGGTTGGAGCGCTCGCTCTGTTATAGATTCAGAAATAATTGTATCTTCAAATCTGCCTACTTTGAAAAAGTAAGCTTCCTCTTTACTAACCTCAACAAAGGTTTGACCATTATCAATGGTGACTGCAAAACTATCGATTCCCTCTCTTTCCAAAGGTCTTGTAATGACATTTTCAAGAGATCTTCTTATTTTTTTGTTTTTATATAAATCAATAACTTGATTGTCAAATATTTCACTTTCATTATCAATGAAGATTTCCGCACGCCCATCAAAGGTAGGCTCAATTCGGTTTATTTTTTTTGGCCCTAACCATTTTATTAGTTGAATAAGGCCCTTATATGATTGTTTGGATGCTACATATCCAAATCCTACCAAACTGATTATGTTACAGGCGGCAGAAGCATTGTTACCAGAAAAGGCACCTATTATTTGGCTCGTAAGCGATGCTGAATGAGCAATAAGATCAACGCCGAAAGAGCCTGCCTTGAAAGATGCATTAACTTTTACGGATATACGCTTTTCTTTGCCATAGATAGTCCTCCCTGCCTCCTCTAAGGCGTCGGATAGTGACAAAAGCGCAGGAGCAAGATCACGCACATCCATCTCATGCGTGTCCAAAGCCGGGCCATCGTAAACTATTCTAAACTTCATATCGTCACTGTCCATAAATGCCTACCCTGTGCATTATTATAAGCCTGATCGCATATACAGTGTATTTAAAATTGTTTTATCCAAATGTTTCTTCCGGCCACTGAGCCGCTTCTTATGATACCTTAACTAGTTAAGATCAATAAACTTGTGATTTATCAGGGTTTTTTGCTGATTTGTTGTGATCGTATGTGCTTTAGGGTTGCTTATATATTGCGTAAAGGTAATGTTGAATGCAGCTCAATACTTAGTAAGAGGTTTGGAAGCTGGGAAATTGCGCTGTGTGGTAATGACGGGTAGTATCGCGGCGGGTGCTTGAGGCTATCTGCCTCGGGCATGAACACTATAAGGCAGATAGAGAAAAGCCCCGGAAACATTCAGCGTCCTGCAAGACGCTTAACATTCACCGAGGCCATATCTATATGCGACACATAAAGATTAGCCTCTTACGGACCTTTGGGTCAAGGAGAAGCAGGCTATGAAGCAGCCAAAGGCGATACTAATCGCCCTGATCGTCATCTGTATTACTGCCGTTATGGCGGTCCTGGTAACGAGGAAAGATCTCTGCGAGGTACGAATCCGAACCGGCCATATGGAGGTCGCTGTCTTCACAGCTTACGAATCTGAGGAGTAAGAAGCAGGCGGGGAGAAGTCCCCGCCACCTCTGATGTGTAAGGTATCCTCAATGCACCCATACTAAACCCGCTTCGGCGGGTTTTTTGTGCCTGCTCATCGATTTCAAAAACATGCCGTCAGGCCTTTTTTTATAAAATCATCAATTATTTCAATGTCATGGTTTTGGCAAAAAGTGCTTTTAAGGGGTTGAACAATTCCCGCGCCTTCATGTACTGTTTATATGTACAGTGTTCTATGGAGGATGTTATGAAAATTGAGCTCACCATTGATCGCAATAAATCACTTCCAACTGGGGCTGGACCAGTACTGGAAAAAGAGCTGGCAGGACGATTGGGTAAACTGTATGCGGATTGCCACCTGGTGATTCGCCGTGCCGGTTCAGACGGACTGAACATTTACGGCGCAGGTAAGGAAGATAAGGCCAAAATAGAAGAACTAATTCAAGAGGTGTGGGAAAGCGCAGGCGACTGATTTTATTGAGCAAATCCGGCGGCGCGCTTTTGGAGGATGTGCATGTTCCCCCTAGTGCTGCTGCCGATGTTTTTAATTAGGCTGTAAGTCTCACGGAGGGAGTAAAAATATGAAAAATCCATCGCAGACTGAAAACGAGTGGTGCGACCTTGTCAGGCGTTCTGATGGCCGTGTAATTCACAGTATTGTGCTGTCCAAGCGACATTTACTGTATTGTGTTAATGGCGTGATGTCAGTGCGCCCACTGACAGACGATGAAGAGGTTTTTACGCCGAATGGCTTCATTCGATTTATCAGAAGGCTTGGCTACCAGGTAACCTCGCCTTCTGATAATATTTAATTAACGGCCTGAACAACCGTTACCTGCTGCGCCACGGAGTGACACCATGGCGCATTTTGAAAGTATTAATTTCCTTACTACATCACCGATTCAGGTATCATCCGGAAACGGCGGCTTTTTGTATTCAACGTTTTACCTCTGCGGAGGTGAAGCGTGAACCTCCTTAAAGACGGCATCCGTCTCCATAAATCCAACTTCACTGCAATCGGTAAGCAAATAGAACCATTGCTCACCAGTGGGGACTGCTTTCGGCTGGTACTTCGGCCGTGGCGCGAGTCTCGCAGCCTCTCTCAGAACGCGCTGGCGCATATGTGGTTTAGCGAAATCAGCCAGTATCTCATTTCACGCGGCAAATCCTTCGCAACTCCTGAGTGGGTAAAAGATGCGCTTAAGCACTCCTACCTCGGCTATGAAGAACGCGAAATGACCGACGTTATCACTGGCGAGAAAACCACGATCCGCTCCCTCCGGCACACATCTGATCTCGACACGGGCGATATGAACTTCTTCCTCACACGGATAGAGGCCTGGGCGCTGAGTATCGGGTGCCAGCTCACCATTCCGGCCGACTGTGAATACATGCAGTTGCGTCAGAGGCAGGAGGCTTAATCATGGGTATGGGCTGGTTTGAACATACTGATTGCTCTGCCGAAGAGGCTGATGAGTTGATATCCCGATATCGCCTGCGCGGGGCTAAAGTTGAGCGCTATCTTTCTGCTGACTGCCGTAAATTCACTGTTCGCGTGCTGCTGCCAGAGAGCAAACACCCGCCTCGCCAGGACAGAACTTTTCAGCAGCGGGTTTGGAGGTAAGTATGACGAGTATTTACCGGAGCGTAAAATGGCTGGCTGCTGTGCGCCAGATAGAATGTTGCGTGCTTTGTAATCGCTGGGGGGTACAGGCTGCTCACCGTAACGAGGGTAAGGGCACAGGATTCAAGGTTGATGATAGTCTGACGGCGGCGCTGTGTGTTGACTGCCACCACACCATTGATAACGGCAGAGAACTGACGAGAGAGGAGCGTCGCGCGCTAATGGATCGCGCCATCGTGCTGACGCTTCGTGATTTAACGCGGCGCGGTCTGGTGGTTCCCAAATGACTCACGCTAATGAATTTATTCGCCAGCAGTTGATAGTTGCATTGGCCGATCTGAGTGGCAGCACAAAGGGCCAACTGGCGGCGTTCGCAGAGAATGCCCAGCTGATCACCAACCGCTACAAGCGCAAGCAGCTGAAAGTGACCGATCCGGAGACGGGGGAGCTTGTGGCCGTCTGGAACGAGCCAGTGCCGGGCGTCCAGTCTCGCGCGAAAGGCTCGCATATTCCGCTGGTGCTGCCGGTCGAGTATGCTACAGCGAGCTGGAGACGCGCAGTACTGGCGCTGGAATTACATGAAACCGCCTGGTTAATGTGGTGTTATGGCGAAAATACCCGCTACGCCTACCAGATGGAGATCGTGCGCTGGGGATGGGAGGCATTCGCCGCAGAGCTGGTAGGAAAACGCATTGCCGCCAAAACCGTGGCCCGTCTGCGCGCGCTGGTATGGCTTGCGGCGCAGGATGTTAAACGCGAGCTGCGAGGCGGGCCCGGCGCAGGCAAGACCTACCAGCAAACAGAGCTGGCGGCGCTGGCGGGCGTGACGGCTAAGAACTGGTGGAAAAGCTACGCTCACCACTGGGAAGCGATACGGGAGATATTCGTGCGACTCGATGCCGACGCGCTGCTGAATGCCAGCAAGAAACGGCAAAAACAAAAACGTGAAAATTTAACGTCATCACTTGCAAAAGTAGATTTTTATCGGTAGAGTTAAGTTTAATTTGATATTATTGCCCAAAATATAAGAACCCGCCTTTGAGCGGGTTTTTCGTTTCTGTTAATCCATATGAGTGTTGTATGGTTAATTTTCCATGAAAACCAGATGGTTAATTATTTTATAAATGTATCTTGACTTTATTTGATGAATATAATTTGTGCCAATTCCAATTGGTTTCCAGTTTTGCTCTGTTTCCATGCGGAATCATTCATGCCGATTTAACTCAGCATGCGGCGGCAATCGGCACCATATGCGGACATCGTAGAATGGCTATTACCGCAGCCCTCCAGGCTGATGATGCGGGTTCGATTCCCGCTGCCCGCTCCAGTACATTGTAAGTCGATCCACTCAGACTGAAGATGATGGGAGCAAGTATCTCCCATCATTTCATCAGAGATGGTCTTAATCATTCATAACGTGATTTTCCCCGCTTCGGCAGGTTTTTTTATGTAATATCTCAGGCGTAAATAAAATAGCAACGTGGAATATGATTCCACGAATTTTATTGCCATTGCCGTTATTTCTGTAGTCTTCATTAAATCCAGTCAACTGTACGGTACGATACTTTCGATAGTGTCGATTGGCTACGATATGTCAAACTCATATACAACCTGGAATAATAAAATATGAATAGGTTAATCTCGCTTTGTAATAATAATAAATAACAACTAATAATGCGTATAATGTTTTAGATAATGTCTTATTATAGTCATCTTTAAAATTCTCTTGATATTGAGAGTCGCAGGGGGGTTAATTATGTGAGTGTTTGAAGCTTTATCTGGATTGTCGTTTTTTGTGTGACTTAAAATGGTCGAATGTATGAATATTATCTCTAGAATGTTTTGCCTTTTGATTGTAGCCTCGTGTGCAATATCTACCAACGTTAATGCGGATGAACTTTTTAGGGCAGACAGTCGCCCACCTAAGGAAGTAAAAAAGTCGGGAGGGTTGTTGGCTAGGGGACAGGATGAAGCTTATGAAAGAGGCACTCCACAAAATATTAATTTGTTCGATCATGTAAGAGGGGCTCCTACAGGAAATACGCGCTATGATGATGGGTATGTGTCAACGACACGCACATTAACACAGGCACATAATATAGGGCAAAACATGTTTGGCGGTGTAAGTGGGTACTATATATATGTTATCGCCCCTGCTCCAAATATGTTTGATGTGAATGGCGTTTTAAGACAGTACAGTCCTCACCCCTATGAAAATGAAGTCGCGGCACTAGGTGGAGTGCCATGGTCACAAATAATTGGATGGTATTATGTTCATTTCGGAGTTATTGAAGGAGGAATGACAAGAAACCCTGGTTACAGATCTGATTTATTCAGAGGCTTGGATATTGCAACAAATGAAGATGGATACAGACTTGCTGGTTTTCCGGACGGCCATCAGGCCTGGAGGGAAGAACCGTGGCGATCGCATGCCCCATTGCAGTGCGCATCAGAATTACGCTCAGTAACGTGTAATGCAATAACTAATGGGCTTTCGAAAAATCGTTTAACAAATTTTAAACGAAAGTTACGGTCATTAAATGCAGGTATTTTTTTAGTAATAAGTGAGTGAAATATGAAAATCGTAAATTTATTTAAAGCAACTTGTGTCGCTATGGGGCTTGTTTCCCTGACGGCTCATGCTGGCGCGAGTAACGAATTCAGAAAAGCATGTCAGGCAACCAGTGGCACTTTATGGGAAGAACAGGTATTAACAAAGTATTCCGCTGATACCAATACCAAACATAAAGGTATGTATGTTGTTTCTGAAAGTGGAAATGTGTGGCGCATTCCAGGCGCGCAATATTATCCTGAAAACGCAATTATCCGTGATGCAAATAACCTAGCTATGTTGGCAGTCATTTCAGGGGTTCCTGTCAGTATATGCTCTACTACAAAAACGACGCCGAATGAAGTATGGTCAATTGAATTAGGTTAAATATAAAAGAATGAGCCAAATGCTTATGTTATATAAGCCAAGCTCCATTTCTTTTTATGGCTTTTTATATGAGTTATTTTAAAAGCAGGCTCGCTCAGGCGAGCCCTTTTACAGCCTGAACTTTCAGGAGAATATTATTGACATAAAGAGCGCACTCAGCTCTTTATTATTACAGGAGAAGCTCATGTCTGAACCCTTATCCGGTTCCGGCACAGCTGCAGCGCTAGGCGGAGTGACTGTATACGGGCTCTTTACCGGAACGGATTTCGGGATGGTGTTTGGTGCGTTCGCCGGAGCGTTGTTTGTGGCCACACTGCCACAGGCGCTCTCGGTCTGGCGGGTGGCGGCTCATTTCCTTGTGTCGTTTATTGTCGGCGTGCTGGGAGCGGATGTACTGGCGTCCCTTCTGATCGAAGGGCTGGGACTCTACAGTAAATCCGTTGATGCGCTGTGTGCGGTGCTGGTGGCCGTTGTGTCTGTAAAGGTACTGTCATTCATCCACCAGCAGGATATTGCCTCGCTGGTCTCAGGGTTGTTTGCCCGCATGCGGGGAGGTGGTGGTGGAGATGCTCAGTGATATTCCGGGTCTGCTTAATGTGGCGCTGTGTACCGTAATCGTGCTGGTGCTCTTTTTTTACCGCAGGAATAAGGCAACATATAAACCGCTGGTGTCGTGGATGGCCTGGCTGATGATGGTTGGATATGCCGCCGTTCCGCTCTGTTTTGTCTTCGGGCGCTATCCGCATTCTCAGTGGCCGGTGGTTCTGGTGAATCTGCTGTTCTGTGCGGTGGTGTTATGGGCGCGAGGCAACGTGTCAAAAATACTTTCGCTGCTGAGGTGATGAGATGAAAACCAGAGAGGAAATTTTTGATGGCATCCTTGGAAAAGAAGGCGGCTATGTTAACCATGCGGATGACAAGGGCGGCCCGACAAAATGGGGCATAACAGAAAAGGTGGCCCGGGCCTACGGGTATAAGGGCCGCATGCGCGACCTGACGCGCAGTCAGGCACTGGAAATTCTGGAAGCGGATTACTGGTATGGGCCGCGATTTGACCAGGTAGCAAAGCTGTCGCCGGATATCGCTGCCGAGTTATGTGATACGGGAGTGAATATGGGGCCATCCGTCGCGACGAAGCTGCTCCAGCGTGCACTGAACGTGTTCAATATGCGCGGTCAGCTCTACCCCGATATGAGCGTCGACGGCCGCATCGGCCCACGTACGCTTAACGCGCTACATGCTTATCTGAATAAGCGCGGAAAAGATGGCGAACGTGTGATGCTGGTGGCGCTGAACTGTCAGCAGGGCGAGCGTTATATCGAACTGGCAGAGCAGCGACCGGCGAACGAGTCGTTCGTCTATGGCTGGCTGAAAGAGCGTGTGGCGGTTTAACCCTTTTTCATAACGGCCACTTTGGCTGATTTTTGCTTCGAAGCAAAAAAAGCGGCTGTGCCAACAGACCGGGGTTTTCTGTTTCTGACCTTGAGGATGCAAGGGATAACATGTGGTTGATTTTAGCAAACTGATTTGGGAACTGCGACTAATGATTAAGCAATTGCCAGACTGGAAGTCTTGACTCATATGGGTGATCCCATTTATCTGGGTGGTATCCCAATTAATTACTGCCATTAAGGGGTAAACATGTCAGACAGAATGGTAAAGCTTATGCAAATTCTGTGCGTGATTGTTGGTCTTTCATTTTCAGGAATGCTGGTTGCCATTTTCATTTCCACAGCCTGGCGAGTGCTGAGTTTATCTGGGTTAGTTGGTGGATAGCGATATGAAGCGAAAACACTGGACTCACAGAGCGCCGCGTCGGGCGGCAAAGTGGTTGTTGGCGTATGTTATTGTAACTGTGCTGCCTGTGGGATGTTCTGACCTGAGGAGCGCCGGACAAATGCTCGATGGCACCGCGCAGGTTTGCCGCATCATTGACGATATTAGGCAATGCACACAGGGGTGATCATCGACCGATTTGGGATAATATCCTGAAAAATGACAATCCACTCGGCGAGCGCAAAGCGTGAAATATTGCCCCGCACACCCTTTATAAAAAAATGTTTTGATTTGTTTGCTTGTGACATGAGGCATAGATCTGATGTGGTTACATCCGGCAGCAGTGCTTGGTTCAATAACTTACGTGATGAGGAATAAGGTAATGGGAAAAGCAGCCAATGAGCAGGCCGCTGTTCACTTAGCTAAATGTGGGTGCAGGGTAAATCTGCCCACAGGTGGGGTTATTGTTGTAGGCCACTCTTAAACTTTGTTCCGAGCAATGCAATCGCTTCAACTGCCGAGTGACTGGTATCAAACTTAATAAAGATGAACTTTTGAGTGCTTCAGGTAAGTGAAGCACTCAGTCTTGTGAGGAAGTATTTTGTTAAAAAATAACACAGGTGATCAAATGGCCACACTAATCCCTCCTGATTTTTCTCACGAAATGTCAGATTCACTTTTGAGTACTCTTCGCCGTAGATTTCAAGAGGAGACGCAAGCCAGCGGAAAATACCCTGAGTATATGGAATGGCCTTCAGACGGATTTCCTCCTCCGGCATGGCCTGAGAGATGTATTCGTAAAAATGATCGTCAAAGTTAACCTGGTCATTTTTAATGGTAGCTGGAGTGCCTGAGCGTAATGAGAAGTCGATATAACCATATAATACATCCTCTTCATAACCGATAGCACACCCTAAAGTCATAAATAATCCGTCCATGCTGTTGACCTGAACAATAAAATCTTTAAGCCATGGGAAATCGTTCACTTCATGGATGTCATTTATCTTTTCAGGAAATTGTATAAGGTCAAAGCCCCCATTGTTTATATCCCCATTTTCTCTAACATCGCGACGGTAAGAGAATCTGGTGAAATTATGGCGGTCAGTCATTTCCATGAGGTTTCCTTAATTATATGTGAAAAACGCAAACAGCCATCCCGCTTTTCCTGAGTGCGCCAGTGTCCCACCACTGGCGAGCTGAACCCTTACTTTAACCATGGGTAAGACGAGGCAACACCCTGATATATAAGTAGTTTCCACAACGATGCGCGTGGAGTGCGGAGATTTATGGCTGAGAAAGAGGCAGTGGAGATGTTTGGGTTGTCGGTTGAGGTTAAGGCCAGATGGTGGGTACCGCTCTACATCAGGATGCTGACGCAACTCTGCATTCTGATGCGATGTGAGCCGGATTATCCAAAGGTGGCTGCATTCATAGCGAAGTACGGCATCAGCCAGACGGTAAAGAGAGTATCACAGGATTAACAATGGCCTCGCACCAGCGGGGCTTTTTTACAGGAGAAAGAAATGGATGTGACATTCATGCTGGCCGCGTATGGTGCGGCAGGCGTAACGCTGCTGCTCATTGTTGCTGGCCGGGTGACAGTGCGTGAGTACTTCAAGCGCAAAACTGTGGAGAAACAGGCAGACATTGACACTCTGGTGGAGAAGTGCCTTTCCGCTCGTGATAACTACAGCGCAGCCAGCAATGGCGAAGCAGGCGTGCGCATCAGTAGTAAAGTTTTAGCAAATGACAGTTACATCGAGAACGACATCATTCATGATGCTAATACGGATAATGCGGGCATCAGGCAAATTGTCCGTGATGAAATTAAAGAACTACTCCAGGCCGGCGTAGCAATCTGGCGCCAAGGCTAATAACACCCGCAGCATTAGAATTAGCTGGCTTTGCGCCTTATCTCACTAATTGCTTATGCGGACAACCGGAAAAACGGCGTGTACCCGCGCTATCGCTAATTAGTAGCCATTATAAAGCCTGTCCACTTGGGCGGGCTTTATAATGGTTCGAGGAGAGATGTATGGCAAAATCAGACTGGGAGGCCATGCGCGCAGTATTTGAACGGTTAGACAAAAGTGCGCTGATAAGCGTCAATGCGACCAGAAAGAAACACAAGCGCGTAAATTCGACGCCAATGCTTGCAAAAGTAGATTTTTAAGAGTATATTTGGCGCGAATTTGAAAGTATCGACGAAGTTATAAAAACCCGCTTTTAGGCGGGTTTTTGCGTTTCTGTTACTCCGTATGAGTGCTTTAGAGTTGTTTTGACAAAGAACAAAACTTTACGCATCTTGAAATTGTTGCTATTGATTTTGTATCTTTGATAAGTATTATTTTAAGCGGTTCCGATTGGTTTCCAGTTTTGCTCTATTTCCATGAGGAACCATCCATGCCGATTTAGCTCAGCAGGCAGAGCGACTGACTTGTAATCAGTAGGTCACCAGTTCGATTTCGGTAATCGGCACCATACGCGGGTATCGTATAATGGCTATTACCTCAGCCTTCCAAGCTGATGATGCGGGTTCGATTCCCGCTGCCCGCTCCAACCTCTTTGAACTTTAACTGTTCTGACCTGAAGGAGGGGCTTTGATCGCATTATCCAATCAATCCTCCCCCGAATAAGAGGTGGTCATTTATATATTTTGTGTGATTTCCCCCGCTTCAGCGGGGGGTTATTCGTTTTCTCAGTTTCGCTTCGGTGAGTGTTATTGTGCAGGGCACAAAGGGCGCAGAGTCAGTGCAGAAGTTAGCCGAGTACATTGAAGATAGAAAATATGGCGATTGTTACCGCCCGCTCAGAGCTTCGCTTCCTTTATTTCGTGCATGGACAGCCGGGGATTTTATTCCAAAGCCCTGCGGCACATCCTACCGTGTCTGGATTACAAGCAATGTTGTGAGGCTTTAATTCATAGGTATTTTCCTGAAACACAGATGCTTAAAGTGGATAGAAACGGATTACATCAAAGTTAAACACCTTTAGTCGGTGCGTTTCTTTTTTTTCCATATGGGCAAACTTTGAGCGCGCATGGGAATGTTGGTAGGCAGTATTTATTATCTTCGTTAGCTTCCAGACAATGTAGTTTCTCTTTCAAGCTGCGCCATAAATTTGCGTTGAACGAGGTCACGTTGTAAATAGTTAAAGGATGATAAATGTCATTGATCTTTATTCCGTTAGTATAAGGTTCTACGGCGCTTCCTGCAGGTATTATTAAGTCACTTTCATACCATAAAATTAATTTAAACATTTTAAAACTGACTATTGACGAAAAAACTATGCCGGTATTAGGGCATGCAATAGTATCGATTGTGGTCCATTTCATTAACTGCTCCTTACAGTACGGTATAAACTGTGTGAGATGTATGTATGTGGATGCGCAAAAAGGTAGATGGTGTTATCTCAGACTGCAATGGTGCAAGTGTCTGAAAATGATCGATATTATCTTTGAGGTTGTTAAAGGTCTTGAGTATCAAAGGGTAATATTAATTTGGTAATCCAGTTGGAAGCAGCGCATGATCTATGATTGGAATGCTACAGTTTTTTTAATGTTTTTGCGTTTGCCGTGGGGCATGATGTAGTGTAAAAGGAGTAATTTTGGTTAATAACAAAGCGCGTTTTGATTTTTATTGGCTGTTGTGGGTAATCCGATAAGCGTTATTTTTGCTATCATGATCCTCTTGGAAGTAACTTATTCATAACTTTCACATGTCTATTATTACTATCTCTGAACCTTAGTCTGTGACCGCAGGTATAATCACTAGAGCTTATAGGGTAAGTATTACCCCCGTTTCTCCGCCTATAAATTCGGCAGTGTCTCACAATTGGCAGGCTGAAATTATACTTTAATTAAAGAGCGCACCGGACAATGCCCTGACATCCAAACAGTGACTATTATGTGGTTGGGAGTATTTTTATCAGGGTCACATCAGGCTCTTTTTTATGGCAGGAGAAGCTCATGTCTGAACCCTTATCCGGTTCCGGCATAGCTGCAGCGCCAGGCGGGGTGACTGTATACGGGCTCTTTACCGGAACGGATTTCGGGATGGTGTTTGGTACGTTCGCCGGAGCGTTGTTTGTGGCCACACTGCCACAGGCGCTCTCGTTCTGGCGGGTGGCGGCTCATTTCCTTGTGTCGTTTATTGTCGGCATGCTGGGAGCGGATGTACTGGCATCCCTTCTGATCGAAGGGCTGGGACTCTACAGTAAATCCGTTGATGCGCTGTGTGCGGTGCTGGTGACCGTTGTGTCTGTAAAGGTACTGTCATTCATCCACCAGCAGGATATTGCCTCGCTGGTCTCAGGGTTGTTTGCCCGCATGCGGGGAGGTGGTGGTGGAGATGCTCAGTGATATTCCGGGTCTGCTTAATGTGGCGCTGTGTACCGTAATCGTGCTGGTGCTCTTTTTTTACCGCAGGAATAAGGCAACATATAAACCGCTGGTGTCGTGGATGGCCTGGCTGATGATGGTTGGATAAGTCTAATGCCACAGCGGGAGGCGAGGCGGGCGCAGATGTTATCTTATTGCTGAAAGAGCGCGTGGAGTTGTGAAGAAAAGATACCCTCGGCGACATGAAATCCGGATGTTGCTGAGGGCATGCAACTGCATCTTCGTTACTTGTCTAGTATATTAAGCTGACATAACAGGAACCATAAGATATTTCCGCTAATTTATTATGACGTTGTGAAATTTTCGAAAACCCAATTTTCATGCCAGACAGGGCCAGGGAAATGACCCCCCTGCGCCAATGCTGGTGCCATTTTTACTGGTGGGCTACTGTAGTCCGGAGGAGGCGCGCCAGTTATTCGAAGCCTCTGCACAAGTTTGCGAGAATGATGATGGCATACCGCAGTGTCGCCAGAACTGATTTCCGGCATTAAGTCTGCCTTTCACTGAGCGGGTGTAATAAAACTGATAGGGGTAAGTTATACTAACCAAGCAGGTGTTAACCTTCATTCAGGGGTGTTTTTTATTAAAGCGAGGAGGTAATATTTAAATGTAGTATGTCAGAAGAGGAGTTATCAATGTCATATGGATTTTTAGTTCACAATTCGCTCGGCATAATCTTTCTTGTTTTAGCTGTGCCTTTGATGGTTTACATTAATTGTTGCGGAATCAGCTTCAGAGGGAAGCGCTATGTATTTATGGGGCATTTGTTGAGCTTAGTTTTGTGCTCATGCATTATTCTTCTTATTAGCGATTATTTTAAAGTGTTAGCCGATGGTAGTGATGTTAAATACTTTTCACGGTCTTCAGTAAGTCTTTTTAGTATGCTGCTGATTGGCTTTTTATTTTTAAGGAAGGCATTTCTAACCATAAATTATTTCGAGGTCAGGCAGATTGATAAAGGGCATGATATAACTGATTCTCGAGTAATTTCTCGAGTATTAAAGATAGCAATGGTATTAGTAACTTTACTGGTATTAGGTCAGCATTTTGGCATGAGTTTCTCTGGGTTGCTCGCCTTCGGAGGAATAGGTGGCATTGCTGTAGGCATGGCCAGTAAAGACATTTTAAGTAATTTTTTTTCTGGCATCATGCTGTATTTTGACAGACCTTTTAAAATTGGTGATTGGATTCGTTCACCCGATAGAAATATTGAGGGTGTTGTGGAGGAGATTGGCTGGCGCTTGACCAAAGTAATTACTTTCGACAATCGGCCGATGTATGTGCCTAATTCTGTTTTTGCTGACATTTCTTTAGAGAATCCTGGTAGGATGTCTAACAGACGAATCAAAACCACGGTTGGTTTGCGCTACGAGGACTCCGATAAGATTACTGCTATCGTGGAGGATATCCGCGATTTTCTTCGTCAGGATCCTGATATAGATAAAAACCAGGCGCTACTGGTATATTTTAACGGGTTCGGTGATTCTTCATTAAACATCATGGTGTATTGCTTCACTCATACAACGGTTTGGAGTGAATGGCTTGATGTTCAACAAAAAGTCTACTTAAAAATAATTGATATTGTTCATAGCCGCAAAGCAGACTTCGCATTCCCCAGCACAACCGTTTATTTATCTTAAATTCATCTCAGGTTTTACAAAAGCCCCTCACTGATGGGCTGCGATAATACTTAATTATTAAATGCCGCCTCCGGGCGGTTTTTTGGGCGATTCGCTGGTGGAAATATGGAGCAATAAAACTGTGCACACAGAATGCCACGAACGGCAGCTAAACGGGCACTGGTAGCGATACTTGTGCCTTTCAGGTCATCCTCACTGGTAACGGGATGGCGTGACATACAGAACGCGCCATTACGGCTACGAGAGGAAATGATTTTAAGTAATACATCTTCTTTCATTTGGGCCTCCATTTATAAAGCAACGATCTTAAGTCAGGTCATTTGTTACTGGATCGGCACAAAATTTTTTTAGAGGGGTATATGGCAAAACCGGACTGGGGGGCCATTGAGTCGGCTTACCGGGCCGGGGTAATGAGTCTCCGTGAAATTGGCGCTCTTTATGGCGTAACAGAAGGGGCTATCAGGAAGAAAGCCAGAAAGCTGGAATGGGTACGCAAAGGCGGTACGCAGTTACGCAAAAAAGGTACGCAGGCAAAAAGTACGCTTACCACTGCAAAGCTCGCAAGCAGGGGGGTGGCGCAAAAAAGTCCGCATATCCGTAAACATGGTCAGCAGGCCTATCTGCGACTGCCAAAATAAGAGAGTTAATTCATGACTACTGTAAATTCCGATCTGGTTATTTATGACGATCTGGCGCAACCCGGATTTAACCAGTATCGGTACCGGTGATAACTGGAAGAAACACTTTACCAGTAATAAATCCACCGCAGGTGTGCTGATCAAGCTGGAGTCCGCGCCGGGGGAGTAATGCTGTCAGCAGATAAAACCACCGCGGCTGCTGACAATACTGATGCGGTAACCATCTCCCTGAAATACTCACGAAACGGCAGCGGCATCCCGGGGGCGACCGTCAAATGGTCATCTGATGGCGGCCAGCTCTCTGCTGATACTTCCACAACGGGCTCTGCTGGTGGGGCAAAAGTGAAGCTGACCTCTGACACGGAGGGAGTGTTTACCGTTACCGCTGAGGTTGACGGGATTACAGCAAAAACCGACACCCTGACGTTCTCGACATCTTCCTGAACATAAACACATGGGGCGAAAGCCCCATTCTGGTTCTTTATGATCAACACAGATATCACCTCTCCAGACTTCAACAGTTATGCAAGTGAGTCCGATTTGATGACGTTTGCGCAAGCTCGGGACATCGCACTACCGGAAAAAACAGCGCCGCTGCTTATCAGGGCAATGGATTATCTGGAAGGGCTGAGCTGGTATGGACGCCGCGCCAGCGCAACGCAGCAGCTGTCATGGCCGCGCGCCGGTGTTTATGTCGACGGCTATGAGCTACAGATGGAGCGTAACGCCGATATTTATCAGCGACAGCGCGACATGAAAGACCATCTTGCAGGGCTGGAGGATTTGATCGCGATAAGAGCATTTAGCGTTGAGTAACAGGCCGCCATGAGCGGTTTTTTTGTGCCTGAAAAACGAAGCCCCGGTTGCAGCGGGGCTGGTCCTCATCGCGGAATCTCACCATTTTGTCAATTATCGGTCTGTCGCTTCGCCATTAAACCTCATGAGCAGGGTTATGACAGGAAAAAAGGTCATTCGAAACGAAGCGCTAAGTTATTGATATTTTAGTCGTGCATCGTTTCATTTGATGGTGGCAGGTAGTATAAAAATCAAGCTAAAAAACAAATAACTTATTGATTTATAAGTTTTTGATTTTTGATTTCTTTGTTTATGTGGAAAACACCCGGAACGAGCTGCATCCATCTGGAAAAAACACATCTGTTAGTGAAGCTTTTCCGCGCTATCGCCGATGTGGTGGCGCCTGGTACCGTAATCATCACTGAAACCAACGTGCCGCATAAAGACAATATCGCCTATCTCGGCAACGGGTTTGATGAGGCGCAGATGGTGTATCAGTTCCCCTTGCCGCCGCTGGTGCTGCACGCTATTCATACCCGTAATGCCCGCACGCTCTGCGAGTGGGCGCAGGGGCTAAGCGAGGCGCGGATCGGAGAAACCACCTGGTTTAATTTCCTGGCCTCGCATGACGGGATTGGGCTTAATCCGCTGCGCGGTATTCTCCCGGAAGACGCTATTTTACGTCTGGTTGAAGACCTTCAGGCCGAAGGCGCGCGGGTCAACTGGAAAAATAACCCCGATGGCACGCGCAGTCCGTATGAAATCAACGTCACGTATATGGATGCCCTTAGCGCACGGCATGACAGCGACGCGACGCGCCTTGCGCGTTTCCTGCTGGCCCACGCGCTGTTATTAACGTTCCCGGGCGTTCCGGCCATTTATATCCAGAGTATTCTTGGCTCGCGCAATGATGAAGAGGGCGTTGCGCGTCTTGGTTATAACCGCGCCATTAACCGCCAGAAATATACTGAGACGGAAATAGCCGCAGCGTTAAAGACCGAAGGCAATTTACGTCACGATACGTGGCAGCAGCTCGGTAAGCTTATTACGCTTCGCCGCCAGCATTCGGCATTTCATCCCGACAGTGCATTTAGCGCGCGCTGTATTAATGATGAAGTGCTTGAAATTATCCGCACCGCTGATAATGGCGCGTCTGTTATTGCTCTCTTTAATATCAGTAATAAATCGCAGGTGATTTCTTATGACGCCCTCGGCTGTCATGAATTAATCACCGGCGCGACGATAAATAGCGCCTCGCTCACTCTCGCCCCGTGGAAAGCAATGTGGCTTAGCAAAGCCTGAAAGGACTGAATATGCGAAACAATAATATTGTGCTGGTTTCAGCACTGGTTGCCTGCGCCCTGATGTCAGGCTGTGACGACAAGAAAAAAGAGAATGTCGCCATTGAATTTATGCATTCGTCGGTGGAGCAGGAGCGCCAGGCTGTCATTACGCGGCTTATCGATCGCTTCGAAAAAGCGAATCCTGGCATCACCGTAAAACAGGTGCCGGTCGAAGAAGACGCCTATAACACCAAAGTCACTACGCTTGCCCGCTCCGGCGCGCTGCCGGAAGTTATTGAGATTAGCCACGATTACGCCAAAGTGATGGACAAAGAGCAACTGCTCGATCGCGAGGCCATCAAAGCAGCCGTGGCTCAGGTAGGGGAAACCCGGTTCTTTGACGGCGTGCTGCGCATTGTACGTACCGAAGACGGCACGGCCTGGACCGGTGTGCCCATCAGCGCCTGGCTTGGCGGCGTCTGGTACCGCAAATCGCGTCTGGCGGAAGTTGGTGTCAGCGAACCGCAGGACTGGCAGTCGCTGCTGAACGCCGCGACGCTGTTGAATAAGCCTTCCGATAAAAAATATGGCATCGCGCTGCCGACCGCTGAGAGCGTCATGACCGAGCAGGCGTTTTCGCAGTTTGCGCTCTCTAATGGCGCGAACGCCTTTGACGCCAGCGGCAAAATTACGCTCAACACGCCCGAAATGCGCGAGGCGCTGGAGTACTACCGGGAACTTGCCGCGCTCTCCATGCCTGGCTCGAATGACGTCATGGAAATTAAAGACGCCTTTATGAACGGCACTGCGCCGATGGCTATTTATTCCACGTATATCCTGCCTGCGGTCTTTAAAGAGGGCGACCCGCAGGATCTCGGGTTTATCGTGCCGACTAAAAAATCCGCTGCCGCCTACGGGATGCTGACTTCTCTCACCATCACGGCCGGACAGCGCGGAGAGGAAACAGAAGCAGCGAAGAAATTTGTGGTCTTTATGGGGCAGGCGGAAAACGCTGCTGACTGGGTATTGATGTCGCCGGGCGCGGCGCTGCCGGTCAACAAGACGGTCGTGGAGACGCAAATCTACCAGCAAAACCCGGTCATTAAAGCCTTCGGTGGCCTTACCCGCGAGCTTATCGCGCAGTTCCCTAACGTGCAGGTCTTCGGTTCGGTCGGTGACAAAAATTTCACGCGGATGGGCGACGTGACCGGCTCCGGCGTCATTAACGAAATGGTCAACAGCGTCACGGTCGGCGGTAAATCGCCGGAGGCGGCGCTGGTTAACGGGCAAAAACGTCTCGATGATCTGGTCGCCAGACCGTAAACCCGACGCAGGAAATGGCTCTCATGAAGAAGTTAACTTCAGGTGGTTCTGATATGCCATTCGCCATGCTGCTCCTGGCCCCCAGCCTGCTGTTGCTGGGCGGCCTGGTGGCCTGGCCGATGCTGTCGAATATTGAAATCAGTTTTTTACGTTTACCGCTCAACCCGCGCCTGCCGTCGCAGTTCACCGGGCTTGAGAACTACCTCAAAATCCTCAGCGATCCGGGCTTCTGGCACTCGTTGTGGATGACCTGCTGGTACACGGCGCTGGTCGTGGCGGGCAGCACTGCGCTGGGGCTGGCGGTGGCGATTTTCTTTAACCGTGAGTTTCGCTTTCGCAAAACCGCGCGCTCGCTGGTGCTCCTCTCTTACGTCACGCCGTCCATTTCACTGATATTTGCGTGGAAATATATGTTCAACAACGGCTATGGCGTCGTGAACTGGGTGGCGGGCGATCTGCTGCATCTCTACGACCAGGCACCGCTGTGGTTCGATAACCCGTCCAGCAGCTTCGCGCTGGTAGTGCTGTTCGCCGTGTGGCGTTATTTCCCCTACGCCTTTATCTCATTCCTGGCCATTTTGCAGACCATCGACAAATCGCTCTACGAGGCGGCGGAGATGGACGGCGCCAGCGCCTGGCAGCGGTTTCGCATCGTGACGCTGCCCGCCATCATGCCGGTACTGGCGACAGTCGTGACGCTGCGCACCATCTGGATGTTCTACATGTTCGCGGACGTTTATCTGCTGACGACTAAAGTCGATATCCTGGGCGTGTATCTCTACAAAACTGCCTTTGCGTTCAACGACCTCGGTAAAGCGGCGGCCATCTCCGTCGTGCTGTTCATCATCATTTTCGCAGTGATCCTGATTACCAGAAAGCGGGTGAATCTCCATGGCAACAAATAAACGTTTTGCACGGCGCGCGGGGTTTTACTTCGGGCTGGCGCTGTTCCTGATTATGACGCTGCTGCCTTTCTTTGTGATGCTGATGACCTCATTCAAAAGCCCCAAAGAGGCGATTTCGCTGCATCCGACGCTGTTCCCGCAGCACTGGACGCTGGAGCACTATGTCGACATTTTCAATCCGCTGATCTTCCCGTTCGTCACCTATTTTCGCAACAGCCTGGTGGTGTCGGTGGTGTCGTCCGGCGTCGCGATGTTTATCGGCATTCTCGGGGCCTACGCGTTGTCAAAGCTGCGCTTTAAAGGCCGCATGACCATCAACGCCAGCTTTTACACGGTCTATATGTTCTCGGGCATTCTGCTGGTGGTGCCGCTGTTCAAAATCATTACCGCGCTTGGCATCTATGACACGCAGCTCGCCATTATCGTGACGATGGTGACCCAGACGCTGCCGACCGCCGTATTCATGCTGAAAAGCTACTTCGACACCATTCCGGATGAAATCGAAGAGGCGGCAATGATGGATGGCTTAAACCGTCTGCAAATCATCTTTCGCATCACCGTGCCGCTGGCGGTTTCCGGTCTGGTCTCGGTGTTCGTCTACTGCTTTATGGTGGCGTGGAACGATTACCTCTTCGCCTCGATTTTCCTTTCCAGCGCCTCGAACTTCACGCTGCCCGTCGGGCTGAACACGCTCTTTAGCACGCCGGACTACATCTGGGGACGCATGATGGCCGCGTCGCTGGTGACGGCGCTGCCGGTAGTGGTGATGTACGCGCTTTCCGAACGTTTCATAAAAAGTGGGTTGACCGACGGCGGCGTTAAGGGCTGACCGGGTCATTTTCAGGGAGAAAGTAATGAAAAAATTAGTGGCTCAGGCGCCGCGCGTGGCGGCGCTGGTGGAATATCCAGCGTTCGGCCTCTACGGAGGTGCGGCGTGAACTTCCCCAAAGACGGCATCCGCCTTCACAAATCCAACTTCGCTTCCATCGGGCAGCAATTGCAGCCACTACTGGCTAATGGTGATTGCTATCGCCTGATCATCAGACCGTGGCGCGAAACTCGCAGCCTTTCACAAAATGCGCTGGCGCACATGTGGTTTGCTGAAATAAGTGACTATCTCATTAAGCGGGGCAAATCCTTTGCTTCTCCGGCGTGGGTTAAGGACGCGCTGAAGCATTCCTATCTCGGTTACGAACGCCGTGAGATGACCGACGTCATTACCGGCGAGAAAACCACAATCAGCTCCCTCCGTCATACCTCCGATCTCGACACTGGCGAGATGCATTTCTTCCTCTCTCAAGTTGAGGCTTGGGCTCTGAGCATCGGTTGCCACCTCACTATTCCTGAGGACTGTGAATATGCGCAGCTCCGGGCAGAGCAGGAGGCTTAATCATGCGTATGGGATGGTTTGAACACTCGGATTGCACCGCAGAAGAGGCCGACGAGCTGCTTCGCCAGTATCGCAAACGCGGTATGAAAGCGGAGCGGTCTCTGTCTGCTGACTGTAAGACGTTTGTTGTTCGCGTACTGCTGCCGGAAAGCAAATACCCGCCACGGCAGGACACCACATTTCAACAACGGATGTGGAGGTGAGGGTGAAGAGTATTTATCGAAGCGCTAAATGGCTGGCCGCCGTTCGCCAGTTAGATTGTTGCGTGCTTTGCCGCCGCTGGGGTGTACAGGCGGCACATTGCAACGAGGACAAAGGCATGGGCCTTAAAGTCGATGACAGCCTTACGGCAGCGCTCTGTGTTGACTGTCATCATGCTATCGATAACGGCAGCGAACTGACAAGAGAGGAGCGTCGCGCATTAATGGACCGCGCCATCGTGCTTACGCTCCGGGAACTGACGCGGCGCGGTCTGGTGGTGCCCAAATGACGAACACCTATGAATTCACATTGCCGTATCCACCAAGTGTTAACGACTACTGGCGGCGTGGAAATGGCATTACCTACATCAATAAGAAAGGCCGTGAGTACCGTCGGGCAGTGCAGGAGATCCTGCATATCCTCAAGCTCGACATAAACACCCCTGCGCGGCTGAGGCTGCGCATTATTGCGAACATGCCTGATATGCGGCGCCGCGATATCGACAACATTCTCAAAGCGGTCTGCGACTCACTGGAGAAGGGCGGTTTCATGCAAAACGACTCGCAAATAGACGAGCTGAAAGTAATACGCGGGGAAGTCATTCCCGGTGGACGTCTGGGTATTAAAGTCACGGAGATTGAAGAGTGATAGCACAGGATTACGAATACATCCGTCAGCAACTCATTACCGCGACCGCTGATTTAAGCGGGTCAACCAAGGGGCAACTCGTTGCGTTCGCAGAAAACGCTCAATTAGCCACGAACCGCTTCAAGCGAAAGCGCCTGAAGGTTAGGGATGAGGAAACCGGGGAGATGATCACCTTACATAACCCACCCGTACCAGGAGTGCAGTCCCGAGCCAAAGGTTCATCAATCGCTCTGGTGCTTCCCGTCGAATACGCTACCGCGAGCTGGCGTCGGGCTGTACTGGCGCTTGATGAAGTCGAATGCGCCTGGCTGCTTTGGTGTTACTCCGAAAACATACGTTATGCACATCAGGTCGAGATAGTACGCTGGGGATGGGAGACTTTCAGCGAGGAACTCGAGGGACAACGCATCGCCGGTAAGACACTGGAGCGTTTGCGTGCGTTGGTATGGCTGGCGGCGCAGGACGTTAAACGCGAGTTACGAAATGAGCCGCAAGGCTGCTACAAAGCCCAGGAGCTGGCGCAGATGGTTGGGGTAACAAAATCTACGTGGTCGGAAGGATATGCCGCACGGTGGGCGCAGATGAGAGCCAATTTTATTTATCTGGATAAGAGGGCCGTAATAGATGCAGCAAAAACACGTTCGAAGCAGAAGGTAGCAAATTACAAACAAGTTATTGCAAAACCGAACTAAAACCGGTAAATTTATTTACATTATGTTATTTTGCCTCTGTTATATCTAACCCGCCTTGTGCGGGTTTTTTGTTTCTGCGACATGTGCCATCAGATAATATGGCTTCCATTACCGATACCTTCAGGGGCAACAAATGGCACTGGTGTTTATTCCTGCTCTCATCGTTTTACTCACTGCAAAAGAGAAAGAACTCGGTCGCGAGTTGACGCAACAAGAGGTTGAGACACTGCGCGATAATGCAGTCGGTATGGTAATGCCTGACGATATCGCTTTAAAAATGTATGAGAGCCGTGGTTATCCTGACGTTGACCCAGAGAACGTCTGGCATGATTGGCTTTCCTACAAAAACTCTTTTGACGTCCAGTAAAGAGATACGCTCCTGCTCCTTAACATAGGCACTTTCTATAACCGCCTTGTTGTTTGGGTATAGAGCTTTTTGTGTGAGAGGTGGCCTTTTCATGTTATCTGGCGTTCCAACTTTGCAAACGTGCTGGAAATTAAAAGTTGATAATAATCACGATATGAAAATAAAACCTTTTTCGTTAATGCCAGCGACCCTTTTCGTCCCAGGACTTGCTACTTTTAAAGCGCGCCCCTCACATGGTGCAAATAATTAGCTGTAGCGAATTCTTCCGGTATTGAGTGTCGAGCCCATCTTCAGTGTTAAAATTGAGATGAGCCGCACCTAATCAACTCAGGGGAGAATAGTACGTTACAGAACAAGGGCTATGGAGCGTCCTGAAGTCACGCATGTTGCCAGTTCTGCCGAACTGGCTTTTTTTGGGTAAAATTTTATTTATGGGTAATGGCTTGAAAATTTAGGGCCCAATGCTAAATTTTTGTCATCGTTGCATTGGCATGCGCGATAGACATCCAACACTTTTAATAGTGAATCCCCCTGTGCGGCGGGGCATTACTGGCTAAGTCCAAGGGTGAGCAGCATGCGAGACGTTGTTGCCAGTCAAAGTCTCACCGGGAAGCACCCGGCACTATTATTTATGAGGTTCCTTTTAAGGCCAGCTTGTCCGAGCTGGCTTTTTTTTGCCCTTTTCCTTATCTCCGTTCCACTCCTGTCTTAACACAGAACACTTCCCTAAACAGAGGAGGTGAGAGTATGTATCAAATGGATAAATTAACGACAGGCATTGCCTATGGTACATCTGTAGGTAATGCCGGGTTTTGGGTGCTCCAGCTCCTCGATAAAGTTTCCCCATCACAGTGGGCGGCTATTGGTGTAATCGGCAGCCTGGTATTCGGTTTCCTTACCTTCCTGACCAACCTCTATTTCAAACTCAAAGAAGATCGGCGTAAAGCCGCAAGGGGAGAATAATGTCCCCGGCATTAAAACAACGAATCGTCGCAGCTGTGGGCGGTGGGGCTATTGCCATTGCCACCGCAATGGTTGCTGGTAAAGACGGCTTAGAAGGGCGCGAGTATGAGCCTTATCGGGATGTGGTTGGCGTTCTTACGGTCTGTGATGGACATACCGGCAAGGATATCATTCCGGGAAAGCGTTACACCGATGCTGAATGTGATGCGCTTACACAAGCTGACATGAACCGTATCGCTCGCCAGATTGATCCGCACATTAAGGTAAACACTACTGATACCCAACGCGCCGCTATCTACTCATTTGCCTATAACGTCGGCCCCTCAGCAGCTATCAAATCTACTCTGATGAAAAAGCTTAACGATGGTGATTATGTCGGGGCATGTAACGAGCTTAAACGCTGGATTTACGCTGGTGGCAAGAAGTGGAGAGGGTTGATGAGCAGGCGAGAAGTTGAACATCAGGTTTGCATGTGGGATCGGTAATGAAGGTCATTGGAAAATTTGTAATCTATGTACTGCTTTTTATGCTCACGGGTTTACTTTCCTGGCGCGCTGGCTGGAATGCCCACTCTGATTACGTAAACGCGATGGCGGCAAGTAAGAAAGCAAAAGCTGAAGATATGATTCGTTCTTCTGAGATTAAAGCTGCTCGCACCAGTCACGAAGGAAAAATCGTTTACCATGTTATCAATCGTGATGTAATTAAATATGTCCAGTCTCCAAATCGTACTGTGTGTAAGTTTGACCATGATGCTGTGCGGTTGCGGCAACGCGCCATTGACGCTGCCAATTCCCTCAGCGGATTTGATGGAGCCCCCATGCAAAGCAAGTAATGCTGGTAGAAACAGTGACGAAGATTTACTGGCTGATATAGAAACCGCAAAGTGCTTAAGACAGTTAAGGCTCGACAAATACCGATGGCAGGCTTGGTATAATTCTCTGAAATAGGCGCATTTATGAGCTATAAACCCCTATTTTTTGCCTATTTGTGGTCTTTATTGTGGGTAATCACCTGATAAAGCAAGGAATTATCTGACATGGTGCGCATATCCTCGGCCTAAAATTAATTCCCCCTATTAACGACCAAAAATAGCCAATCTACGATACATTAATTTTTGCTATCAATTGTTTTGAAATTTTCGATAGTTATTTCCGATTTGGTGTTAAGCTTCGTGTAACTTCGGTTCACCTGCCAACACCAGATGAGGGTATTGAAGCCAGTTTAATTGGCCGAACGTCGACATTTTCCGGTGGCACCTGAGTGTTGACTTCGTTAAGCCCAGCTAAGCGACAAACAAAGGCCACGCTTTTGCGTGGCCTTTTCTGTTAAAAGATGGGCTATCCCTAGCCCATACCTACTGGGAATAATCATGAATGATGTCATGCTGTTCGGTGATGGTTGGTCTGGCGAGTTGTTTAAAGTCGAAACAAATATCAAATTCTTTGAGCATATACCCCACGACCAAGAAGCCAGATCCGTGATGTTTTTCATAACGACTTATATAACTGATAACGGCATAGCTTATCTGATAGGCACGTCTGACCTGGAGCCTTTACAAGAAGATATTGAAATGGCCATAAGCAATTTTGCGCCAGCACCTACAGATTTTCCGCCATATTGAATTGTGCTATCTCATTAAAATTCTCTTGTAAGTTTTTCTATTCATTAGCGTTTACACCAATGCTGCTCTATTGAATCGCACCATTTTATGGGTAGGAATTACTCGATCTTGCTCACAAAAACAGAGGCTTCTTTAACAGGATTTAATTGTGAATTAAACGCAGTTAAAGTTGCCTGTCGATAAGCTCAAAAGCGGCGGCATGCTTTTGCAAAGCGTGATTCTCGGTGGGCAGGGTAATTTTCCTGTGTCAAAACTCATAATGATGGCCACCATTTACCCACCTGACACGTTGCTGATAATCTGGATTGGCGTTTAGTTATGCAAACATTACAAGAGCTTGCTTTATAATTTTTTAATGATAAAAAATCAATTGAAGATGACTAAATGGTCAGTTGAATTGAGTCCGTATTAATGTTGTGATTTTTCGAGGTTTAAGAGCTGCACAGAGGCGTTTGGGATGAAAATGCGGCGGGGAAGTTAAACTTTTCATAACTCATTCTTTGTAATCAGCGCCCTGGGGAAATATGTCCATCATTTGCTTTTTTTTCATGGTGATTTTTTATGGCGATTTTTTTTAAAATTGCTTTTTGCGGAATGCTTGCAAATTTAATTTCGCTAAAAAGCTATCATTTATTTGGTTGTGGGGCTATAGTTTTAAGGCGGAAAAATTCTGCATAACCCAGGAGTTCCCATGAAAAACTACATTATGAACATTGCAAATGATAAAAACGATAATCAGAAAGATTCTGATAAGCGTTCAGAAACTGATAATAAAAAACCCCATCAAGATAAGAAATAACGGGGTGATTTATCACACACATGTGCAAAATGCTGGAGGTTTTATGTCGCAGCAACCTGATTATGATGAACCCGTTCCCTCGGATAAACCTGTGCAAGACGAGCCCGGTCAAGAGCAAACTGAAGATGAGGGTGTAGATCTCAAGACGCTCGATACCATCGCTGATGACATTACAATCCGCCTTGTATAAACGAACCGCCCTCGGGCGGTTTTCTCACCATAAGTTAATAACCGAAATGTTAAAAGCTTATAAGGGAGTAATGTCCGATATCGCATTTTAAGAATGCGACGCAGTTAAAGGATAGGGTGGAGGTGAAAATGGTTATGTCGGATGTGGAAACATATTACATAAGCAGTAATGATAATAGTCGGTTAGTAAGATATGATGTCATTAAAATTGATGATGATTCCTTTGTTGTAAAGGTTTTTGATAACGAGTATCTTGGTAAATCTTTACCTAGCTTTATGTATGAGATAGCAGAAATCAAAATTAACAGAGATGATTTCAATCTTGAAAATAATATTGGATCGACATCTGTATTAAGAAATTGCTTGCCTACTTCATTTAACGGTCATGTGTTGGTTAAATGTCAGCAACATCGGGATTCGCTGGAGTCACGATAGTATCAATAATGGCGGTTTATGTGGTGCGTATTCAGGCATGTATGTCAGTCGAATGTTTTTATAAGCTCTGGGCATATGTGTAGATAGCTCCAGAAACCTCCAGTTCACTTACGAGTTTGTGTTTATAATATCAAACACCTGCGTTCTACTTGTTAAGGTAGTTTCAGTCTCCAAGTAAATTTAACATATTTAATTTATATTTATGATAATTACAAAATCTTTGATAAGCCCAAACCTTTTCCCTCGACGAAAGGTTGATGCACAACTTGCCTCACTTATGTGAGGCTTTTTTTAAGATGAAGCGCCCGCTTCGTTTAGCAGTAGTCATTTCTTATTACAACCCTTTCCCTGCTGTCCCCTGCAAGAAATCACATATGCCCCCAAGAATTCCTAAAGCCTGCCGTAAACGTGGATGTGGTAAATCAACTACAGACAGAAGCGGATACTGCGAAGTGCATAAAGGCGCTGGCTGGGAACGACACAATAAAGGGCGGTCAGCAGCACAGCGAGGCTATGGTGCGGAATGGCGAAAGGTAAGGAACCTAGTTATCAAGCGTGACAAGGGCTTGTGTCAGACCTGTAAGCGCGAGGGCGTCATTCGTCCCGGTTCAAGCGTCGACCATATCATCGCTAAAGCTCACGGGGGCACAGACGACCCGAGTAATCTCGAATGCATTTGCTTTGAACATCACAAAGCTAAGACAGCGCGAGAGCGACTGCGCGTGATGCGGTGAATGATGCAGAGCATCAGGGAGAGCGAGCAGGGAGGGGCGGGGGTAAATCTCTGGGAGATAAAGCGCTCCAGACTGCCCGCCCCGTTAAATTTTTACGCGTGAGAAATAAGAATTTTTTCCGGGAGGCTTTTCGCCGGTTTTTTGCTCAGCCAGGAGGTGAATTTATGGCCGGAGTCCGGGCCGCTGGTGGAGGTCGAAAGAAGAATCTACCTGTAAGCGGCAAAAGCTCAATTATAAATATCAGACCGCCACAAGAGCTAATGAGCGCCGTTGCGGTGAAGATCTGGAAAAGCACCTCAAAGATACTTATTGAGCGTGGTTTATTTGAACCGGAGGACGCTCCTGTCCTCATGGCCTACTGCAATGCATTTCACCTCATGATCGAGGCCGAGAAGATGATCGCAACCAGTGGGATCATCGCTACCGGCGAGAGCGGCATCAAAAAACATCCCGCGATTAATGTTCGAAACGATGCCGTAGCGCAGATAGCCAGGCTTGGCTCGTTGCTGGGCCTGGACCCAATGAGTCGTGCGCGTATGCTCGGCGCGGGTACGCCTGACGATGAAGAGGGAAATGAATTTGATGAGTTTTAATTTATGGCGACCTATCCGAACGTTAACGACGCGAATCGCTACGCGCGGGATGTTGTCGCTGGGAAGATTCTCGCCTGCCGTTATGTAAAGCTCGCGTGTCAGCGCCATCTTAATGACCTTGAGCGGGCCAAAGATCAGCGCTGGCCATACAGGTTCGACAGAGATAAAGCCGAGCGTTTTTGTCGCTTCTCGCAAAAAATGCCCCACACGTCCGGCGAATGGGCCCGTAAAAAGCTCCGGCTGACGCTGGAGGACTGGCAAAAGTTTTGTTTCTGCGTTTCGTTTGGCTGGGTTCGCAAATCAGATGGACTTCGCCGCTTCCAGGAGATTTACATTGAGGTTCCCCGCAAGAACGGGAAATCACTCATTGCTGCCAGCGTGGGCATTTACATGTTCTGCGCGGACGACGAGCACGGCGCTGAAGTTTACTGCGGAGCCACGACAGAAAAGCAGGCGTTTAAAGTCTTTGAACCTGCGCGCCAAATGGTGCAGAAACTCCCGGCGCTGCGTAAGCGCTTCTCAATAAAGCCGTGGGCAAAAAAAATGACCCGGCCAGATGGCTCGGTGTTTGCGCCGATTGTCGGCGACCCTGGTGACGGTGACTCGCCGAGCTGTGCGATTATCGACGAGTATCACGAACACGCCACAGATGCGCTTTACACAACAATGACGACCGGGCAAGGGGCGCGTGAACAGCCCCTGACGCTCATCATCACGACAGCGGGCTACGATATTGCCTCGCCCTGTTATGACAAGCGCTCACAGGTAGTTGAAATTCTTGAAGGCATTCGCACTGACGGTGCAAATGAGACGATTTTCGGCATCATTTACACCCTTGATAAGGATGACGACTGGACCACTGAGGAAGCCATTCGGAAGGCGAACCCTAACCTTGGCGTTTCGCTCAAGCCTGAATTTCTGCGCGCCAAGCAGGAGCTTGCAAAAACCACCCCGAGCCAGACTAACAAGATCCTTACCAAGCACTTCAACCTTTGGGTCTCAAGTAAAGCCGCGTTTTACAACATGCAGTGCTGGCAGGAGGCTGCCGACCCGTCGCTGACGCTTGCCGATTTTGAGGGGGAGCCGTGTTATCTCGGGATCGACCTGGCATCAAAGCTCGACCTCAACGCCGTGGTGCCAGTATTCATGCGGGAAATCGATGGGCTTAAACATTTTTACTGCATCGGCGCTCAGTTCTGGGTGCCAGAGGATACGGTCTACTCAACAGATCCGCAGCTAAAACGCACCGCCGAGCGCTATCAGTCGTTTGTTAATCAAGGTGTGCTGATCCCGACCGATGGCGCAGAAGTCGATTATCGGGTGATTTTCGAGTCGATTCTCAGGCTCCGTGACACGGTGAAAATCGAGATATGCCCCATCGACCCTTACGGCGCGACGTCACTGGCGCATATGCTCAACGATGAAGGGCTAAATCCTGTCACCATTACGCAGAACTTTACGAACATGTCCGACCCGATGCGAGAAATCGAGGCCGCGCTCGCGGCTGGCCGTTTCCATCACGATGGAAACCCGATCCTGACCTGGTGCATCCGGAACGTTGTCGGCAAGTATTACGCAGGCTCTGACGATGTTGTCCGTCCGACCAAAGAGGGCAACGAGAACAAAATTGACGGCGCAGTCGCGGCAATGATGGGTGTTGGCCGGGCCATGCTCAACGAGCCAGGCGATTTCCTTTCTAATCTCGACGACGAGGACATTCTAGCTATATGAAAATCCACGACCTGTTTGGCGTCGCAGGCTTTGGCTTGTTTGTTGCTGCCAGCTACCTGCGCTTTGGTCTGGCTCCGGCACTGGCGGTTGCTGGTAGCGGTTTTCTGATAACCGGGCTCGCAATGGCCCGCAACAGGAGGCGCTGATGTTACTCGACGCGTTTTTCCGTTCTGACCCTAACGCAGGGCAGGGTAATCCCGAAAATCCAGCCACACCGCTGACAGGCGAAAATATCGCGACAACGTCCGGCATGGTTTCAGACGTTTTTGTCTCGCCTGAGACGGCTATGAAACTAGCGGCGGTTTATTCCTGTATTTACGTTCTCTCGTCGAACCTGGCGCAAATGCCCCTACACGTTTTGCGGCGCGAAGGGAAAAACGTTCGGCAGGCAACAGAACATCCAGTTTTCCATCTCGTTCATGACGAGCCGAACCCGTGGGAGACCTCGTATAAATGGCGCGAGCTGATGCAACGCCACGTTTTAGGTTGGGGCAATGCGTACACAGAGATTAAACGCAACCGGCGCGGCGAGGTTCTCGAGCTGGCGCACCGGATGCCGTGGGAGTCGTGTCTGACTAAATTTGATGGCCGCTGGCGATACGGTATTTACACCGACGAAGGGAGCTGGTCGGTTCACCCCGACGATATGGTTCATATTAAGGCGATTGGTAACTGCGACAAATGGGGGATCTCCCCGATTATGCAGCACGCGCAAACTATCGGCCTGGGACTCTCGGGGCAGAAGTATACAGAGAGCTTTTTTAACGGCAATGCACGCCCAGCGGGGATAGTGTCCGTTAAGCAGGAGCTGAACGATAAATCGTGGGATCGGCTTAAAAAAATCTGGCAGAAAGCGGCTGCCGCGCTCCGTTCGCAGGAAAACAAAACGCTCTTACTCCCTGCCGAGCTGGATTACAAAGCCCTGACCATATCGCCAGTAGACGCACAGCTCGTCGAAATGATGAAGCTAAACCGCAGCATGATAGCGGGGATTTTCAATGTGCCGGCGCACATGATTAACGACCTCGAAAAAGCGACGTTTTCCAATATTTCCGAGCAGTCGATCCAGTTCGTGCGATTCACGATTATGCCGTGGGTTGTTAATTGGGAGCAGGAGCTAAATCGCCGCCTGTTTACCCGGCAGGAGCTGGCCGCCGGTTATTACGTCAAATTTAATCTGGCCGGGCTGTTGCGTGGTACGCCGAAAGAGCGAGCCGAGTTCTATCACTACGCAATCACCGACGGCTGGTTAAGCCGTAACGAAGTCCGAGCGCTGGAAGATAAAAACCCGGTTCCGGGGCTTGATGAAATGCTCGTGTCGGTCAATGCGGCGCAGACAAGCAGAAGTAAAGACAAAACCCCGGAGGGAAATCCTGACAATGAGTGATATTGAAAAGCGCTGTTACGTTGGTGAAGTCCGCGCCGCTGAGGTTGAGGGCGAACCCACCAAAATTATTGGCTATGCGTCCGTATTTAACAGCCGTTCGGAACTGATTTTCGGCTCATTTCGCGAAGTGATTAAACCGGGAGCGTTCGACGACGTTCTTGGGGACGATGTTCGCGCCCTGTTTAACCATGACCCTAATTTTATTTTAGGACGCAGCTCGGCGGGGACGTTGTCCCTCTCTGTCGACGACAGAGGCTTGCGTTACGAAATCACAGCTCCACAAACGCAGACAATCCGCGATCTGGTTCTCGCGCCGATGCAGCGCGGAGACATTTCACAAAGCTCCTTTGCGTTCCGCGTCGCCCGCGACGGCGAACGCTGGTATCAGGATGAAGACGGCGTCGTCGTTCGCGAAATTACTCGCTTTTCCCGCTTGCTGGACGTTTCGCCTGTCACCTAAACCGACTACTACCAGGTTGTGAATGAGGGTTTCGCCGTGGTTGTCGTGCTCGACAACCGGCGGGACATGCGCGGGCAGGCTGCCGCGTTTGATGCCGTCGATTCAATCCGGGCGGAGATATTCGGCGCGATTCTCGGATGGGAGCCGGACGATTGCACACACCAGATCACCTATGACGGCGGGCAGGTGGTCGAAATGAACCGCGCCGCGCTTTATTACCAGTTCGATTTTACCGCTGAACGGGAAATAACCGACATAGACACGCGCCATCACCGCGATCTGGACGAGCTTGTCCCGCTCGAAACGGTGGCTGTCGATATGGACTTTGTCGACCCCGGCAACGGGCCGGACGGCGACATCGAGCATCACGACGAAATCCACTTCACGGAGTAAACCTCATGTTTGTCATTCCAGTTAAAGGGCGGAAAGTTCCCGATCCGCGCCGGGGCGACTTTTTGCCCGAAAAGGGGAGAAATGTCGAAAAAGACTCCTACTGGCTCCGCCGTCTCATGGACGGTGACGTAAAAGAAACCTCTCAAAAAAAGGGCGATTATATGTCTGTTAGTTTTGATTCCATCCCCTCAAATATCCGCGTTCCGCTGTTTTATGCGGAAATGGATAACAGCAAGGCCAACACCGCGCAGACCTCCGCGCCCGCGCTCCTGATTGGTCAGGCGCTGGAAGATGCAAAAATCGAGCGTAATAAGCTGGTTCTGATGCCGACCGCCGATCAGGCGCGCAAGTTATGCGGGCAGGGATCACCGCTGGCGCGCATGGTGGAGGCCTATCGCAAAACCGATCCGTTTGGCGAGCTGTATGTTATCGCCGTTTCTGACCCGGAAGGGGCTCCGGCAGTTGGTGAGGTGACGTTTTCCGGCAGCGCTAACGCGTCGGGCGCGGTCTCGCTGTATATCGGTGCCAGACGTATCGCGGGCGCGGTAACGTCCGGCGATACAGCGCTGGACGCGGCGCAGTCTCTGGCCGATGCCATTAATGCCGTCCCCGATTTACCTGTTCTGGCGTCCGCGACCGTCATTACCAACGAGGTAAAAGTTACCTCGATGACGGTTACCCCTAAGTTGACTATCAAAACTGGTGAAAGTGCCGCTATTGATGTGACCATTCTCCCGGAAAACGCCACCAATAAGCGCATTTACTGGCAATCCTATAACCCCTCGGTTGCGATAGTCGATGATGACGGCAACGTTAGCGGCATCTCTGAGGGGATGTCGGATGTTATCGCCACTACAGATGACGGAACGGGAATATCGAGCCAGTGTGAAGTAACGGTTTCGGACGCAGCGGTAACCGCAGCCAGCACAGCAAAACGAACCGCTATAAAGACGAGTGTAGCGCCCGAGCAGGTTATCGGTGCCAAAGTCACGCTGACCGCAAAATACAGCGGCGAGGCGGGCAATCAGATCCCGCTGATGCTGAACTATTACGGCGCGATTAACCGAGATAACGACATCCGAGCTTGTGGTTAATGCTGAGTCGAAGATCTCGCTCAACGCGCCGCAGCTCGTCGTGAATGCATCCTCCGGCGTCTCATTCACGACGCCGACCATCACAACCAGCGGGGACTTTTCAGCGGCTGGCGAGGTGTCCGACGGCGTCGGCACCATGTCGGCTATCCGCACCACGTATAACGGACACACGCACACCGCACGGGGCGAAACCGCAGAAACGACCGGCCCTTCTGCCTCAATGGGGTAACGCATGATCATCTTTGTAAATGGATTACTGAAAGAGTCGACCGACTATTTCGACGACCTTACTCGTTCCGTGATCATTTCGCTTTTTTCCTGGCGACGCGCCGAGACGGACGACGAAACCGGGCAGCCTTTCGGGGGGTGGGGTGACACTTACCCGAGTGTGGAGAACGACCGGATTGGCTCCCGCCTGTACCTGCTGCAACGGAGCAAACTCACCAACGCAACCGCGACGCGCGCGAAGGATTACGCCCGCCAGGCGCTCGCCTGGATGGAGGAGGACGGCGTCGCCGCGCGCGTCGACGTGGCCGCCACCCGAACCGGGATTAACTCGCTTCAACTGGAAGTTGTTATCTGGCAGCGGGACGGCAGCCAACACGCAATTATTTTCGATGACATATGGCAGGAGGTGTTAAATGGCTGACTCCGGCTTCTCGCGTCCAGATTTGCCAAATCTGATCGCCACAATCAGAAGTGATTTACTCACGCGATTTGAGACGGACGTCGTCCTCCGTCGCCTTGATGCAGAAGTCTATTCGCGCGTGATGGCGGCTGCCGTTCACACGCTTTATGGCTATCTCGACTATCTGGCGCGAAACATGCTTCCTGACCTTGCGGATGAGGAATGGCTTTCGCGACACGGGAATCTGAAACAAGTCCCGCGCAAACAACCAACCACGGCTGGCGGTTATGCGCGATGGGAGAGCGTGTCGTCCGGGATCACGCTGCCCGCCGGGACGGAAATGCAGACTGACGAGCAAAAGCAGTATGTAACGACCGCAGACGCTACCGTCAACGATGAGGGGGTTCTCCGTGCGCCTGTAGAAGCGGTTGATGCGGGGACAGGCGGAAATCTCGATGACAAAACGCCGCTCCGCCTGATGACGCCGGTCGCCGGGCTCTCCTCGACGGGCTATGCGGAGTCGGTTGAAGGCGGGACAGATTTAGAAACGCTGGAGGACTGGCGCTCGCGAATCATGGCTCGCTGGTACTACACGCCACAGGGCGGCGCGGATGCCGATTATCGGATATGGGCGACTGACGTCGCGGGGATCACCCGTGCCTGGGTGTTCCGTCATCATGCCGGACGCGGGACAGTTGGTGTGATGCTTGCTAACAGCAACTTAGATAATCCGGTGCCGGATGAGACGTTAATCGACGCGGTTAAACAGTACATTCTTCCGCTTGCGCCGGTGGCCGGTTCAGGCTTGTTCGTGTTCCCGCCGACGCTGAGAAAAATCGACTTCGAAATCGCGCTTGCGAAAGATACTTCGGCAATCAGGGCAGCAGTAACGAAAGAGATTAAATCGGCGCTGTTCAGGGATGGCGAGCCGTCAGGAAAGATTTATCTTTCGCGTATCAGTGAGGCGATCAGCCTGGCGACTGACCAGTTCGCGCACCGCCTGATTTCGCCAGAGAAAGACGTAGAGCTCGGCACCTATGAATTGCCTGTTATCGGGGGGATAACGTGGTCGAACTACAACGAATCTGACATTGAAATAGATGTCGCCCTGAGTTCGTTCACGCCGAACCCCGTCACGCTGCCGGACAACCCGGACGCATTCGCTACCGCTACCTTTACGCCTGAAAATCTCCCGTCGCTGGATGGGGTTAACATCACCTGGGACTTTGTCCCGACCGGTGAGGGCGAGCCTGAGCCGTCGACGCTTTGCGTCATTACCCCGAGTGCAGATAACAGCGGCGTGAAAGCAACCGGTATCGCTCCGGGGACAGTACACATCCGGGTTACTGTTGAGTACAAAGGCAAGACCGCGACGCATAACTCTTATCTCGATATTGAGGAGGGCTAAACGTGGCTGTAGAGGACGAATATACCCGCCTGTTAAAACGGCTTTTACCGCCTGGCCCCGCCTGGGAGGGGAATAATCCCCTCCTCGAAGGGCTCGCGCCATCTCTGGCGCGGGTACATGCGCAATCGTCGGCATTAATGCGCGAGATTGATCCGGGGGCGGCGGAGCAGCTCCTCGACCGTTACGAGGCGTTATGCGGGTTACCTGATGAATGCACCATCGAGGAAACGCAAACCCTCTCGCAGCGACAGCGGCGACTGGCGGCAAAGGTCAACGGTTACGGCGGCATTAACGAGGCGTTTTACCGGCGACAGCTCGACGCGCTCGGCTATCAGTCTGTTTCAATCACGCAGTATCAAAACGAGGCCGCGAACCCGCGCCCGGATATCGCCACAGACGACGACTACCGCTACTTGTGGCAGGTGAATATTCCCACGCTCGCGACGATTGACGTCATGACATGCGCATCAAGTTGCGTGGACAGCCTCCGCACCTGGGGCGATACGGTCATTGAATGCGTGATTAACAAGGTCGCCCCCTCTCATACCGAAGTCGTGTTCGCGTACATGGAATAAAGCGCTTCTTTTCCAGTTAACCCCGCTTCGGCGGGGTTTTTTATGAGGTAATTACTTTGCATCGTATAGACACCCCCACTGCACAGCAGGGCAAATTCGGCGCAGGCAAAAACGGCTTTACGGCGGGCGACCCGACGCTCGGCGTTCCGGCGACGCAGCTCGACGAGGCCTTTTTCGATTCGGTTCAGGAGGAAATTTGCGCCGTTATCGAGGGAGCTGGGATTCAGCTTAAAAAAAGCGACCGCGCGCAGCTCTCCGCCGCCATCGACAAAATGATTCAGGCAAAGCATGAGCTGGCGCTCCTGATTAAGAACAATCTTTCAGATGTCGACGACGTCGAGCAGGCGCGGAAAAACCTCGGTCTCGGAAAGCTGGCGTTAAAAGACAGCGTAACAGCCATTGACGTTAGCGCCATTCCTGATGGTGGGCAGTTGGGAACTACCCACCTGGACACGCTGACTGGCTCAAAATTCGGGCGCTTTTATCAGCAATACACGGCAAATGCGACAGCAGCGAATGGTTATCCAACGAACGTTGCCGGAGCGCTGGACGTTATTCAGAATGGCGCGGGCAGTGCGGAAGGGTGTACCCAGGAATATCGCCCTTACACCTCGAATGTCTGTTACCGCCGGTATTACAGAGGAGACAGTAAAGCCTGGTCGTCGTGGGAGTATGACCTTACGAGCGCGGGCGGCGTCATCAACGGGTTCGTAGAAATTACTGGAGATGCGCGAACAGTGACTATTAAGCCTAAAACGGCTAACAACGGTTACTATTTCTTTGGTCGTAAGTCAGACAACACCAATCATTTTTATCTCGGGCAGGGTTCCAATAATTCCGACAACGTAACTTGGGGTAACTATCTTACCAATTCCTCTATTTCTCTTGTTGCTGGTGGTGTGGCTGTTTCGGGTACAATAACCCCCTCTAACTGGAGTAACTTTGACGCTCGTTATCAGGCTAAAAACACTGCAAACAGGGCTTCTAGTGGCTGGTTTAAGGATGGTTCGACAGGGCTGATCTTTCAGTGGGGAGTTGCTCGTCGTTCTGGAGATTCTACAAAGATTGCTTTTCCTATAGCTTTCCCTAACGCGTGTCTTAACGTTCAGCTTACTCTTGCATGGGCGGGAAGTTTCCATGATCAGAATATATACGCGCAGCTAATCGACCGCACCGCCTTTAACTATATTGCTGGTGGTGGCGAGACTACGGCTTACTTCTTCGCAGTGGGTTATTAATCATTAGCGCATATTTTTATGGGCTTAATGCTTTTTACGGTAGCGCTGGAGATTGATTATCGAGCTTCCGGTGCACTGTCAAATCATGCCCCCATAAGGGACGATCTTTATAACTCTTTAAATGAATGGCAGGCAGACGGGAGAATCATTATTTCGTATGAAACGGGACAATCTAAGTTGATTCAACTGACAATAGACTGGCGGGCACAAGCTGAAACACGGCGTCAGATGCTGCTATCACAAGCTCATAGTGTAACTTCGGACTGGCGTATTGAGTTGATGCTTGGTGCAATTCCTGATGCAGACAAGGCCAGCCTGTCACGGTGGATGGAGTACATTCGCAAAGTGAAGGCGTTGAGTTTTACCTGCGTTAGTGATGAGCAAAGTTTTAAGGCAATCACTTGGCCTGTAAAGCCTGGCTAACCCGTTGGGGCTAAAGCTGAGTTGCGCACCGCCTTCGGGCGGTGTCTTTTTGTACTGGTCTCGTATCATATTGATCGGCGAAAGCGATCAATATTGTCTTATTGATCTACAGTACCAATTTCAAAACTTGCCGTCATGCTGGTAGTGTTCCCACAAAAACCAAGTGGGTATTGTTATGTTTCCCAGGCTTACTGCCGGCGCAAAACTATTCTTAGTTATTCTGTTTGGCGGCGGATTTATGCTTATTGCATTGATCGCGTACATGCTTACACCAGTGGCTTCCAGCACACAGCATTTCAAAAGGGCTTTACCCGTCAGGCTCAACTGCGATGAGCACGATTTCATTTTTGAAGGGAATGGAGAAGAGGCGAAGGAGCACAT